AGGTAGTAAGTCTTTATCTTGGGAACAAAAAGCACATAAACATTCATAAAACAAATAAAATGGGAAAAGGTAAAAGTAAAGAGTCAATAGCTCAAGAAAAGAAAAACTTACTTGGAATTAATCCAATTGCAGATCACGCAAGTGGTTCTTTCATGAGTAAGCATTCAATAACAAGTAATGGATCAACAAGTCCATTACACGATAAAGGAGAACACAAACATCCACATAGTACGGTAGAAAGTGTTAAATCTTTTGGTAGAAAAACAGTAAAAGGTGTAAAAGACTTTGTAAATGATCCAAGATGGGAAGGTGCTGGTAAACAATTCTCTGCTTCTGTGAATAGAGCAGTGAAAGGAAACGATCCAACCTCTAAAGCAGCAAAGGCTATATATGGAAGTGATATACAAAAATCAAAAGATTATTTTAATAAAAAATAAATGAGTAAAAAAAAGCCTTTTAAAGAGACTGGGGTAGGTAAATTTCTTATCGAAAAAGCCCCTAGTATCTTGGGTATTGTTGGTGATGCTATATTACCAGGTAACATTATTTCAGAATTAATTTCAGGTAATAAAAGTTTATCTGAAGCTGATAAAGAAATAGCTTTACAAAAACTTACAATAGAAAGGGCAGAAATTGATGGGACAACAAGGCGCTGGGTTGCAGATGCTCGTTCAGGAGCGTGGCTTGCTGCTAATGTTCGCCCACTAGTATTAATATTTTTAACAATTAGTTACGTAATAGGATGGTATTTACACTATCCACTGGACTCTATCACTGGACTTCTTTCTATAGTAATAGGAGGTTATTTTGGTTCTCGGGGAGTTGAAAAAGTATTCGGAAACAATAAACATAAATAAAAAAAAATGGGATTTTATCAAAAAAATTTAAGCGATGGATCTACTCACGCTGTAGCTATTGAAACAGTTGCTACATTAAGAGCTCCTGGAGCTTCAGCGGCTGGTATACCTGTAGGACAATTTACAGATACCACCGCAAATATAGCTGCAACTGCTCAAGTTATTACGGCATATGCTTCTGGAGGTACTTTTTTAGGTTCAGCTGCTAATGTTCAAAACAAACAATGGGGAGCTTATTATACAATTGAAGCTAATGGTGCAGGATCTATTACAAACGTAAGAGTAGTACAAATTAGACCAGATGGATTAAACCAAGGAGTTGCACCAGGTGCACCCGCTAATCCAGGATCTGGCCCAAATATGGCAGCAAATGCACAAACAATAGTATTTAGTGCTTCAGATTTAAACACTGCTTTTGGTCAAACTAATATAACTGGCACATTATCAATAGCTTTAGCTGGTACAGATCTACAAGCTCCAACGACCGGGGCTGATGCTGGTACAAATGCTATATATGAAGCAGATACTGGGTTTAGTGGTTTTGATCTATATGTAGGTGGAACTGGAGATGTTAAATTAGAATTGGCTGCAGCACCGCCCAATCAAACAGTAACAATACAAAGTATTCCAGCTGGAACTACTTTAAATATGTTAGTAAGAAAAGTATATACTAACGATACAACAACTACTGCATCTGAAATGGTTGCATTATATTAAATAATTATTAATTAAATTAAATTAACTCAAATGACAAAAGAAGATACAAAAAAAGAAGGATGTTCATCTTGTGATGAAAAAGCTAAACAAGTTACAGGAAAAATTACTGCTGAACAATTATCTACTATAAAACAACAACAAGAGGATATTACTCAATTATTACGAGATATTGGTTATTTAGAAAGTCAAAAACATGGGTTATTACATAAATATGCAGGTGTAGTACAAGATGCTGAAGCATTTAAACTCAAACTGGAAGAACAATATGGAGGAATAAACATTAGTCTTGAAGATGGTAGTTATACTATGATAGAAGATAAAAAGGAAGAAAAAAAAGAAAGTGAGTAAAGTTATAAGAAAAATCAGTATTGGATCTGATTACAAAAATGATGCCATGCATTATGCTATATCGCAGCAGGTATATGGTGGTCATACTATTTCTCATATTTTATTTGATAAAGAAGAACAATCTTATAATATATTTATAAAAAAAGAAGATGAGGTATTACCTTGGAAGAAGTTTAATTCTAACATGGCAATATCTGTTGAATATGATTTAGAATATTAATGAATAGTTTATATCAATTTATTATAAAACCTATTGGTGAAAGATATAAAAATACGATTAATATTGAAAATAAAGAATTAATGATAAATTCTAGTATATCTAATCATAAATTTATAAATAGAGAAGCTGAAGTTGTATCAATTCCACTTAATTATAAAACAAATATAATAAAAGGTGATAAAATTATAGTTCATCATAATTTATTTAGAAGATATTATAATATGCAAGGTAAGTCTGTAAATAGTAGTAAATATTTTAAAGATGATTTATATTTTGCTTTTCCTTCTCAAATTTATATGTATTATAAAAATAATAAGTGGAATACTCATGAAAATTATTGTTTTGTAAAACCTGCTTTAGAAGATAAAAAAATTTTAAAGAACACTGGTATACTAAAATATGGTAATAGTTCATTAGAAGTACTTAATATTAATCCAGGTGACATTATTGGTTTTAAACCATTGAGAGAATTTGAATTTATTATTGATAATGAATTATTGTACTGTATGGAATCAAATGATATTGTAATTAAATATGAACACAAAACAAACAAAAAAGAATATAATCCAAGCTGGGCAAAAAGCAGTTGAAGAACTAATTAAAGTTGCTAAAGAAAAAATTGTAGATTCAGAAGACGATATTTCTGCAGATAGATTAAAAAATGCAGCTGCTACTAAAAAATTAGCTATTTTTGATGCCTTTGAAATACTTACTCGTATAGAAGAGGAAGAAAATATGTTAAAGGAAATTAAAGAAGAACATCGCGGAAACAACTTTAAAGGATTCGCAGAAGGAAGATCTAAATAATGTATACACAAACTTTATACAAAATTTTACCTGACCATATTAAATCTAAAATAATAAAAAGAAATAATAGATATAAGAAATGGAAAGAAGGTTATGATAAAGAACATGATGTTGTAGTTATTAGTAAAACTGGTGAAATTGGGGAAATATATGAAATACAAGGTTTAAAAGTTGCGTTGCCACTTGAAAAAAAAGTATATAAAAGAGATAATAAGAAAGACAATCAATATTGGGAAGTTTTTGGTTATCCAAAAGAATTATCTAGACTAAGAACAGTTTTTGATTGGAATGACCGTTCTCTTGATTTTAAAAATAAATGGTATGATTATATTGATGAAGAATTTAAAAGACGTGAAGAAGGTTTTTGGTTTTATAATAAAGGTAACCCTATTTATATCACTGGTTCTCATTATATGTACTTGCAGTGGACCAAGATTGATGTTGGATCAGCAGAGTTTAGGGAATCAAATAGATTATTCTTCATTTTCTGGGAAGCCTGCAAAGTGGACAATAGATGTTATGGAATGTGCTACCTTAAGAATAGACGGTCTGGTTTCTCATTCATGGCATCATCGGAATTGGTACATCAAGCAACCATCTCTAGCGACTCTAGATATGGGATATTATCTAAAACTGGAGCAGATGCGAAGAAGATGTTTACAGATAAGGTGGTACCAATATCAGTTAACTACCCATTTTTCTTCAAACCGATACAAGACGGTATGGACAGGCCTAAGACAGAGCTTGCCTACAGAGTTCCTGCCTCGAAACTTACCAGAAAAAAATTGGACGAGAATACCAAGGTTGAAGAGATACAAGGATTGGACACAACGATCGACTGGAAGAACACCGGGGACAACTCGTATGATGGAGAGAAATTACAACTCCTTGCCCACGACGAATCAGGGAAATGGGAGAGGCCGGACAACATCCTTAATAACTGGAGGGTCACGAAAACAACGTTAAGATTAGGTAGTAGAATAGTAGGAAAATGTATGATGGGATCTACCTCTAATGCATTAGATAAAGGAGGAAATAATTTTAAAAAATTATATGATTCATCAGATGTTACAAAAAGAAATCGCAACGGACAGACTAATTCAGGATTATATAGTTTGTTCGTACCTATGGAATGGAACTACGAAGGGTACCTTAATACTTACGGAATACCTGTATTCGAAACTCCAAAAAAAGCCGTCGCTGGGATTGATGGATCACAAATTGAAATCGGAGTTATTTCCCACTGGGAGAATGAAGTCGAAGGATTAAAGAATGATCAAGATAGTTTAAATGAATTTTATCGTCAATTTCCTAGAACTGAAAAACACGCTTTTAGAGATGAAACTAAAGAATCTTTATTTAATTTAACAAAAATTTACGAACAAATTGATTATAATGAGGATTTAAGAAATACAAATGTTATTACTCAAGGTAGTTTTCAATGGGAAGATGGAATTAAAGATACTAGAGTATTATTTGTACCTAATAATAATGGAAGATTCTTTATCTCTTGGGTTCCTCCAATTAATTTACAAAATAGATATTTAGTTAAAAATGGTATTAAATACCCCGCAAATTCAGATTGTGGATCATTTGGATGTGATCCATATGATATTTCCGGAACAGTAGATGGTAGAGGTTCAAAAGGTTCTTTACATGGTTTAACTAAATTCACAATGGAGGATGTTCCTCCTAATACATTTTTTTTAGAATATATAGCACGACCACAAACTGCTGAAATATTTTTTGAAGAAGTATTGATGGCTTTAGTTTTTTATGGTATGCCTATACTGGCAGAAAACAATAAACCTAGATTATTATATTATCTTAAACGAAGAGGATACAGAGGATATTCGATGAATAGACCTGATAAAATTTATAATAAATTATCTGTAACAGAAAGAGAAATAGGGGGAATACCTAATTCAAGTGAAGATATAAAACAAGCACATGCCGCGGCTATTGAGGATTATATAGAAAATTTTATAGGTTACAATGGTGATAATTATGGAGATATGTATTTTCAAAAAACATTAGAAGATTGGGCTAAATTTAATATTAATAATAGAACGTTACATGATGCCTCAATAAGTTCTGGTTTAGCTATTATGGCTTGTAATAAAAATAGATATAAACCAATTGCAGATAGAAAAATAATAACAGTACCTTTAGGTTTTAAAAAATATGATAACAAAGGGGTTAATTCAAAAATACTAAATTAGATGGTTAAGATTAACTATAACAGTTCTTTCCCTGATCAGGTGGTACCTGAAGAAGAGAAAAAATCTAGAGAGTACGGATTACAGGTGGCGCAAGCTATTGAGCACGAATGGTTTAGAAATTCTAGTGGACAAAATCGTTTTATAAGTAATTTTCAAAACTTCAATCGATTAAGATTATATGCTAGAGGAGAACAACCTGTTCAAAAATATAAAGATGAACTAGCTATTAATGGTGATTTATCTTATCTTAATTTAGATTGGAAACCAGTTCCAATATTATCTAAATTTGTAGATATTGTAGTAAATGGCATGACAGATAAAGGATATGAAATAAAGTCATATGCTCAAGATCCATTTGCAACAAAACAAAGAACAAATTATGCTTCTAATGCTTTAAGAGATATTCAAAATAAAGCTGAAATTGATCAATTAAATGAATTAACTGGTAATAATTTTTATTCTTCAGCAGACCCCGAATCCTTACCCGAAGATCAAAATGAATTAGATCTTTACATGCAATTAACTTATAAACAAAGTATAGAAATTGCCGAAGAAGAAGCTATAAATAATATTTTAGATTATAATAAATACGAACAAATTAAAAAAAGATTAGCATATGATTTATCTGTATTAGGTATTGGTTGTGTTAAAACTGATTTTAATTTATCTGAAGGGGTGACAGTGGATTATGTAAATCCCGCTAATATAGTTTATTCTTATACTGATGACCCTAATTTTGAAGATATTTATTATATTGGAGAAGTTAAAAATATGTCTCTTTCAGAAGTAAAAAAGCAATTTCCACAACTTACAGAATCGGAGTTAGAGGAAATACAAAAATATCCTGGAAGAAATTCATATGTAGAGAATACGTGGTGGGGACAAGAAACTAAAGATCAAGTTCAAATTTTATTTTTTGAATATAAAACTTACCAAGATCAAGTATTTAAAATAAAACTAACTGAGCAAGGTTTAGAAAAAACATTAGAAAAACCTGATACTTTTAATCCTCCTCCTAATGATAATTTTGACAGAGTATCAAGGTCTATTGAGGTTTTATATTCGGGCGCTAAAGTGGTAGGAATGGGAAATAATATACTTAAGTGGGAATTATCTGAGAACATGACTAGGCCGTATGGTGATACTACTAAAGTAAATATGAATTATGTAATTAGTGCTCCTAGAATGTATCAAGGGAGAATTGAATCTATAGTTAGTAAAAGTATTGGTTTCGCTGATATGATTCAATTAACACATTTAAAACTGCAACAAGTATTGTCTAGAATAGTACCAGACGGGGTATATCTTGATGTTGATGGTTTAGCTGAAGTGGATCTAGGTAATGGTACTAATTATAATCCATCTGAAGCCTTAAATATGTATTTTCAAACAGGTAGTATTGTTGGTAGATCTTTAACTCAAGATGGAGAATTAAATAGAGGTAAGGTACCAATTCAAGAATTACAAACATCTAATGGGATGTCAAAAATACAAGCCATGATTCAAACTTATCAATATTATTTACAAATGATAAGGGATGTCACGGGGTTGAACGAAGCAAGGGATGGAAGTACTCCGGCAAAAGATTCTTTAGTAGGTTTACAAAAACTAGCGGCAGCTAATTCTAATACAGCAACTAAACATATCCTTCAATCTTTAATGTATTTAACTATAAGAACTTGTGAAAATATAAGTTTAAGAGTATCAGATATGCTTCAATTTCCTCTTACGCAACAGAGTTTAATGACTAGTATTAATACATTTAATACACATACTCTTAAAGAAATAGAAAAATTAAGTTTACACGATTTTGGTATATTTTTAGAATTAGAACCTGAAGAAGAAGATAAAAATAATCTAGAACAGAATATACAAATAGCATTACAAGCTGGAAATATTGGTTTAGAAGATGCTATAGATTTACGTGAAATAAAAAATATTAAACTAGCAAACCAAAGTTTAAAATCCAAACAAAAGAAAAAACAAGAATTAGAAAGAGCTCAACAATTAGAAAATATAGAGGCCCAAGCTGCTGCTAATGCAGAATCTGCTGAAAAAGCTGCTATGGCTGAAGTACAGAAAAATCAAGCAATGGCCCAAACAGAAATTCAAATTGAACAAGCAAAGTCTCAGTTTGAAATAGCTAAAATGGAAAGAGAAGCTGAAATAAAAAAACAGCTAATGGCTGAAGAGTTTAATTATGATATGGAGTTGGCTCGACTTCAAGGTCAAGTCAATCAACAAAAAGAAGGAGCAATAGAAGATCGTAAAGATCAAAGAGTAAAACTACAAGGTACACAACAAAGTGAACTTATAGATCAAAGACAAAATGATCTTCTACCTAAAGATTTTGAATCTTCAGGTAATGATAACCTAGATGGATTTGGATTAGAACAATTTGGACCATCTTAAAATCAATTAATTTTATATTATTATATTATGTCAAAAAAAGAAAACCAAATAAAAGAAAAAGTATTAGAAAAAGTAGAGAAAGCTAAAGCGATAGTAGAACCCACTATACAAGAACCTACTAAAGAAGAAGGAAGTTTTAAAATAAAAAAAGTAACTAAACCAAAACAACTAGGCGAAGATAAAATACCTAATATAATAAAGGTAGATTTAAGGAAACCTAAAAAAGAAGAAAAAGATGCCATTCAAATCGGAGAAACAAAGACGGTGGATGTGGGCAAACAAACCGGAGATGGCAAAAGCTTGGACGTTGAAGGAAGAGAATCCAACAAAAAGCCCATTACCCTTGTTGAAGATAAAAAAGAGCAAGAAGAAATAACAGATGAAAAATCTGATTCACCTATTCAAGAAATAACAGATGAAGAAGATAGTATTAACACTACAGGAGTGGAAGGAAGCATTGAAAAACCCACTACCTCATCGGAACAAAAAGAAATATTACAGGAAGATAAAACACAGAAACTTCCTGAAAATGTAGATAAACTAGTAAAATTCATGGAAGAAACTGGAGGTACAGTTGAAGATTATGCAAGATTAAATGCTGATTATACCAATGTTAACGATGAATTATTATTACACGAATACTACAAAAAATCTAAACCTCATTTAAATGCAGAAGAAAGAGAATTCATTATTGAAGATTCTTTTAAGTATGATGAAGAGGTGGATGAAGAGCGAGATATAAAAAAGAAAAAACTCGCTCACAAAGAAGAGGTAGCGAAAGCCAAAAACTTTTTAGAAGATCTTAAAAAAGAGTATTATGCTGAAATCAAGTTGAGACCCAGTATTACTCAAGATCAACAAAAAGCTATGGATTTTTTTAATCGCTACAATGAAGATCAGACGGCAAATGAAGCTAAACACGAGAGATTTATAACTGAAACAAAAAACCTTCTCAACAACGAATTCAAAGGTTTTGATTTTAAATTAGGAGAAAAAAAATTCAGATATGGTATAAAAGATCCCTCAACTGTTGCCGATAATCAAAGTGATATATCTAACTTTATTAAGACGTTCTTAAATGAAAAAGGAGAGATAAAAGATGCTAAAGGTTATCATAAGGCTTTATATACAGCGCAAAATGCTGATAGCTTAGCTAATCATTTTTATGAGCAAGGTAAAACTGATGCAATTAAAGATCAAATGGCTAAATCTAAAAATATTAATACTGACCCACGTAAAACTGCTTCAGGGGAAATATTTATAGGTGGATTAAAAGTAAAAGCAATTAGTGGTCTTGATTCTTCAAAATTGAAAATTAGAAAAAAGACGTTTAATTAAAAATAAATAAATAAATAAATTATGAGTTTAACTCCACAATTTGGTTCAATAGTTCCTGCTCCTAATCAGCAACTATTAGCAACCAATTACTTAGCGTTCAACACGGGTGGCGCTAATGATTTTATTCAGCAATATCTCCCTGAGATCTACGAACAAGAAATAGAGCGTTATGGAAACAGAACATTATCTGGTTTCTTACGTATGGTTGGTGCTGAATTACCTATGACTTCAGATCAAGTTATTTGGTCAGAACAAAATAGATTGCATATTGCATATGACGGATGTGCTAACGATCAAGCAAATCCTTCTATTATTACGGTTCCAGCTCCAACAGCTCCAGGGGTTACAAGAAATGTAATTTCTCCTGGTCAAACTATAGTTGTTTTAGATAGTACTGGAAACGAAGCTAAATGTGTTGTAACAGCATCAAATACCGGTACAGGTGCAGTGACTGTTGCTCCATATTTAAGTACAGATCTTAGTGGTCTGGGAACAACTGTAAAAATCTTTGTTTATGGTTCAGAATTTGTTAAAGGTGCTGCTACAGCTAATGCTGCTGCAGGTGCTTTAGCTTTAGCTAATGCTAATCAACCACAAGTAACTATTACTCCTGCTTTCACACAATTTGCTAACTCACCAGTTATCATCAGAAACGTTTATACAATAAACGGTTCAGATATGGCACAAATAGGTTGGGTTGAAGTTGCTACGGAAGACGGAACTACAGGATATTTATGGTATTTAAAAGCTGAATCTGAAACAAGATTAAGATTTGAAGATTACCTTGAAATGGTATGTGTTGAAGGTGAACTTGCCGTTGCTGCTGCTGGAAATAATGCAGCTGCTTCAGGATTTAAGGGCACTGAAGGGCTTTTTGCAGCTATTAGTTCAAGAGGAAATGTTGAAGTTGGTTTTGCCGGAGCATCTGGTATAAGCGATTTTGATCAAATCCTTAAAAACTTAGATACTCAAGGAGCTATTGAAGAAAATATGTTGTTCTTACAAAGATCAACTTCATTAGAATTTGATAATATGCTGGCTAATGTATCTTATGGCGCACAAGGCGGTACTGGTTATGGATTATTTGAAAACTCAGAAGAAATGGCATTAAATCTTGGATTTAGTGGTTTCCGCAGAGGTTCTTATGATTTCTATAAAACTGATTGGAAATACTTAAACGACGCTTCTACAAGAGGTGCTGTTGCAGGTACTCAATCAATTGAAGGTGTTTTAATACCAGCAGGTACTTCAACAGTTTACGATCAAATTTTAGGTACTAATATCAGACGACCATTCTTACACGTTCGTTATAGAGCTTCTCAAACAGAAGACAGACGTATGAAGTCTTGGTTAACTGGATCAGCTGGAGGTGCTTACACTTCTAATCTTGATGCTATGGAAGTTAACTTCCTTTCAGAAAGATGTCTTGTAACTCAAGCTGCTAATAACTTTGTATTATTCAAAGGTATTTAATATTATGTAAAGATTGGGGTATCTTAAATTAGGTACCCCGATTCTTTACTTTAACTATTTAATTATATTATATCATGACTAAAAAAACAAAAACAGAAGAGGTAGTGTTAGATAAACCAGTTTTAGCTCCATTACCAAAAAAAGAAAAAGTTTCATCAGTAAATAACTGGGAAACAAAAGATAGAATTTATATATTAAACGGACCTAATTCCCCTTTAACTTATAAGATTCCATCAAGACATACAACAAGGCACGCGTTATTGTGGTATGACACAGAAGAAGAGGAACAAAGAGAGATTAGGTATGCAACTAATCAAAATTCTCCTTTTAAAGATGAACAAAAAGGTGAAGCAACCTTAGGGCATATTATTTTTATTAATGGTTCGCTTCATGTTAAAAAGGAAAACAAATCATTGCAAAGAATATTATCTTTATATCATCCTTTAAGAAATACAAGATATAAAGAATTGAATGAAGTTGCTATAGCTACAGATGAATTAGTAGATTTAGAATTAGAAATTGATGCTTTAAATATGGCACGAACCATAGAAATTGATCAAGCCGAAGCAATTTTAAGAGTAGAAGTAGGATCTAAGGTATCAGAGATGAGTTCTAAAGAAATTAAAAGGGATTTATTAATGTTTGTTAAGAAAAATCCTAAACTATTCTTAGATTTAGCAAATGATGAAAATGTACAATTAAGAAATTTTGCAATAAAAGCCACAGAAGCTGGGATAATAAAATTAAGTTCCGATCAAAGAACATTTACATGGGCTTCAAATAGTAGAAAACTTATGACAGTTCCATTTGATGAACATCCATTTTCTGCAATGGCCCAATTCTTTAAAACAGACGAAGGTTTAGAAGTCTTTAGATCAATAGAGAAAAAACTTTCTTAATATAATATTAATAAGGGAGGCTTTTTTGCCTCCTTTATTATAATAACAAAAAATACCGATGGCTATAAACGTAGATACAGTATATCAAACTGTTTTACTTATCTTAAATAAAGAACAAAGAGGATATATAACACCCACTGAGTTTAATAGTTTAGGAACTCAAGTGCAGTTAGAAATTTTTGAAAAATACTTTGAAGATCTTAACCAACAAATACGAGTACCTCAAACAGATACAGATTATGCAGATAGAGTAAAAAACCTTGATGAAAAAATTAATATATTTAAAACGTTAGGAAATGCAATTTATGTATCAGGAACGCCATCAGGAACAAACACTGTAGTTACTTATTGGTCGCTTCCAACACTTGATTCTTTTGGTCAACAAGTAACTTTTTATAGGTTAGGTACAGTGATATATAATAATGAAGTCGAACTCCAAAGACTTGATAGACATGAATTTTATCATGTTAAAAAATCTCCTTTAACTAAACCCTCCACAACTTTCCCTGTTTATTTATTTGAAAATAATAGATTATATGTTCAACCAGAAACTATTATAACTCAAGGAGATATACAGGTTGACTATATTAGAAAGCCTATTCCTCCGAGATGGGGATTTACTGTAGGAAATCTTGGTCAATATACATTTAATGCAGATGAATATAATTCAAGTTCTATGCCTACAGGTTCTACTAATTTTGAATTGCATGAATCTGAACAGACAAATGTCACATTACAAGTGCTGAAGTATGCAGGTGTTATTATACGAGATCCTCAAATAGTACAAGATGCAACACAACAAGTAGCGATTAATGAACAAAATGAAAAAAGTTAATAAATCATGGCACAACCAAACATAGGATTACTAACCGAAACTAATTCGCAATATTATGCAGGTGCACAGATGTTTGTGGCCACAGCTGATCAAACTGTTTTTACATCTACATTTAATACCGATATAACTTTTGGTAGTTCTGATCCTACTTCTGAGAATTATAATCAGAATAACTTTAGATTATACACTAGTGCTACAGGAAGTCCAGGAACTTTTGCAGAATATACATCGGCTTATATAGTATTACATAATGTGTTTACCCTACCAGCTCAAGCAACTGGTACTTATGTTGTTATACAGCTTCTAACTGAAAGCGGTGGACAATTTGGTGATAATAATGCTTATGGTAAAACAACACAACATAACTATAATAGTTATTCTTATATAAGAATAGAAGATCTAGTAAATAACTTTTTAGTTGCTTATGTTGGGGCTGGAAAATTAATATCGAGTGTTAAAAAGACAGATATAATTTTTCATACTAAAAGAGCTTTACAAGAATTTAGTTATGATACATTAAGAAGTATTAAATCTCAAGAGTTAACTATTCCACCAAGTTTAAGCGTTCCTATTCCTCAGGATTATGTAAATTATGTTAATGTATCTTGGGTTGATGATGGGGGTGTAACGCATATTATATATCCTACAACTTTAACAACTAACCCATATACCAAACCTATTCAAGATTCAGCTGGTATACCTATTCAAGATAATGAAGGTAGCAATTTAACTGGAACGTCTATAACTGAAGAGCGTTGGAATAGTCAAAATACAGAATTATTACAAGAAATAAGAAGTGATATAACAGGAAGATTAATTGCTGATGGATTATATGGATGGTATGGGAGTTGGTTTTATGGTTATGGTCAAAGGTATGGGATGCAACCAGAAATATCTCAAATCAATGGCTGGTTTACTATAAACGATAGAAATGGTATGTTATCTTTTTCAAGTGATTTAAAAGATAAAATTATAGTATTAGAATATATTTCGGATGGATTAGGATATGAAGAGGATATGCGTGTTCCCAAGCTTGCAGAAGAAGCGGTGTATGCTTATATAAGTCATGCAGTTTTAGCAAGTAGAATAAATCAACCTGAATATATTGTTCAGAGGTTAAAAAGAGAGAAAAGTGCAAAGTTAAGAAATGCAAAAATAAGGTTATCTAACATTAAATCAAATGAGTTTGTTCAGATTATGAGAGGTAAATCTAAATGGCTTAAAAATTAACATAAATGGCAGAAGCTAAAAATTCTTTTATTAAGTCCAAGATGAATAAAGACCTAGATGATAGGTTATTACCCAATGGGGAATATCGTGAAGGAATTAATATACAAGTAAGTAAATCAGAGGGTGCCGACGTTGGAGCGTTAGAAAATGTATTAGGTAATATTGAACTTGTTGATCTAAAAGCACAAAGTGACTGTAATTGTGATTTAACCACTATTGGTTTATATACTGATGAGGTCAATAATAACATCTATATATTTTTAACTGATTATAATGAAACTTTAACTTCGGGTTATAATGTACAGCTTTTAAATTATTCTTCTTCTGCTAACAATTATATTTATGTCTATAATACCTCAAGTAGAGAAACTAATCTATTAGTAACAGGGGCTTTTTTAAATTTTTCTACTACCAATATTATTCTTTCTGTGAACTTATTAGAAGGGATTTTGTTTTGGACTGATAACAGAAATCAACCACGTAGAATTAATATTGAACGTGCTCTCACTCCCAATTATTATACAACAGAGGATCAAATTTCTGTGGCAACTTATGCCCCTTTTCAACCTATAGAATTATATCAAAGAAGGGCTGGTGCATTTGTAGTAGATCCTTCTGTAAGTAGTATTTTTTCTTGGAATGATAATATAGTTCCAGTTTGGGTTAATGGAGGAGCTACTATAGTAGCAGATGATCCACTAGGTGTAGCAAACAAAGCGGGACAAGATAAAATAATTATAGCCGACTCGGCTAATAGATTTGGTTTAGCAAAAGAGTTGGATGGTTCAACTAAAACCTTAGTTGGCTCGCTAGTAACAGCTGTAGATGCTACTGGAGCAGTTATATCTCCAGCGCCAATTCCAGCTAATACTGCATTACAAGGTTTTGCTAATGGAAATGAAATATCTTTATGTGATAGAACAGCTTTACCTGGAGTAGAAACCCCTGTTAATTTAGCTCAAGACATAGCAGCTGGTACTATTATTTATTTTAATCAAAATCTAAACCCTATTACTTTAGCCGATCTAGGTGTAGATAATTGGGTTACTAGCATGGAGGACGCTAGTTCTCCAATGAATCCAGGAGATACATATACTGCTGGATATCCTGGCCTTACAACAAATCCTAATTATAACCCGAAATTTAATGGAGATCCTGATTTTTTAGAAGATAAATTTGTTAAATTTAGTTATAGGTTTAGATTTGAAGATGGTAATTATTCTATAATGGCACCATTTACTCAAGCTACATTTATACCAAAACAAGATGGATATTTTTTAGGAAATGTAACACCAACAGGAATGACAACAGATGAACAATCTACATATAGAAGTACTGTGGTTGGTTTTATGGAAAATAAAGTAAATAATATATTTTTACAAATTCCTCTTCCGTTAGATAAAGATAATAATGGTATAGAGGCTAATAATTTATTTAGTTCTCTTTTGATTGATGAAATTGAAATATTATATAAAGAATCGGATTCTATGGCTATACAAGTTGTAGATACTATACCTAGAGTAGGAGAACAAGGATATGAAAGATTTGGAACTGAAACAACAATAGAATATAATTATCAAGGTAATAAACCTTATAAAACACTTCCTGAAAGTGAAATAATTAGAGTATATGATAAAGTACCAGTTAGAGCTTTAGGGCAAGAAATTATTAGTAATAGATTAGTTTATAGTAACTTTCAAAACAAACATACTCCACCGGATACTTTAGATTATAATGTTGCGGTATCTGATAAATATGATATTTTTAAAGCTGATGATCCTACAGTTCCTAGACCTATAGAAAGAACAGTATCTCGAGAATACCCAATGCACACCGTAAAGCAAAATAGAAATTATCAAATTGGTATTGTGTTATCAGATAGATATGGAAGAAGTTCTACTACTATTTTATCATCAGTTAATACACAAGCAACAGGTGATGATGATTTAACGTTATTAGGAGATACAATTTATTTTCCATATAATAATGTATCTAGCACTGATAAAACTCAAAATTTAATTCAAAAATGGTTAGGTGATTCAATAAAAGTTTTGTTTAATACTCCAGTTGATGAAAACACCCCACATAATATTAGTACAGGATGGCCTGGATTGTACAATGGAGATGTAACTAGCGATGATTATAATCCTCTTGGTTGGTATTCTTATAAAATTGTAGTTAAACAAACAGAACAAGAATATTATAATGTTTATTTACCAAGCATTATGAATTTCTATCCCAACCTTACAGCGGCTGAACAGTCAACTGATGCGCCTGATCCTGTTAATACAGTTTCTTTTATTACTTTATTAAATGATAATATAAACAAAGTACCAAGAGATTTAACAGAGGTTGGCCCAGAACAAAAACAATTTAGAAGCTCTGTACAATTATATGGAAGAATTGCTCCTCAAGCTAATGCTACTCCTATATACAACTATCAATTTAATCCTGTTGATAGTGCGACAGGTATAGCAATTTCAGATACAGTTTCAACAATTGCTGATCAAAATTATTTATTTGATAATACAGCAACTCCTGTAAAATATGGTTCTATATATCAAACCGTATCTAACCCTTCCTTAGCCAGAATATCAATTAGTTCAAACGCTATTGGAACTGGAGCCAAACCAGCTGTTACTGATGCACAAACTTCTTGGTTAAGTATATATGAAACTCAACCTGTAGAATCACGTTTAGATATTTATTGGGAAAGTTCTTCTACTGGTACTCTTGCTGAATTAAATGAAGCTATTAAAACTGGAACTTCAGGTATTAAAAATTTTACAACTGATGATCCATTGGATATTCAACAAAAAACATGGATTTTTAATTTAGCAGAAGATGTTGCTCCGGGAAATTCTCCTACGGCAACTTACTCTAATGGAACTTATACTCCTGTAGATTTCTATCCTTATACTCAAGATGCTAGTGGAGTAAGAGCTGCTGTTATAAATAGCGATATTAATCTTTCTTCGGGTTTTTGGGTATTAAATGGGAATGGACAAGATGTAACTGATAAATTTACTCTTACTAGAACAGCTGGAAATGGTGTTAATTTACCTGACACTTACTTAATTACAATATCTAGCAATACATTCTTTTATTATAGTCCCAATTCTTATATAGAAGATTCTTTTACTTTTAATTTTAATGTTACTAATAATGATAGTGGAAACCAACAAGGTATTTCTACTAAAATTGCAGTAACAGAAAAATTATTAAATATAGCTCCTTCTATTACATGTCCTTCTGATGGAATTGTTGTTGAGCCTGGTGCTTCTCCTGTATATACGTTTGTGGGGATTAATGGAAGTAATGATAATTCTAGAAATCAAGAAGATTTAACTTGGGCTATAACAGCACAAGATCCTTTAGAGCCTGATAATGGTATACCAGAATTAGTTATAGACGCAAACACTGGTGTTGTTACAGATCCCACAGGTACATTAAATACACCTGTAAGCTTATCAATAGCATTAACAGATGCTGGAACAGTTGAAACTACAATATCAAGTTCTGGTGGAACTGGAGGAGATCCAATAGGGACTTGTGATCCCGCGGTTAGTGGAAATACTGGTTATGAAACTTTTGCTTTAAATGAAAGTTTTGGTAGTACAAAAAACATATGTATTAACCAGGCTGCTGAATCTTCTGGGTTTTATTGGGCATCTTCTGCTGGAAATCCGGTTGACACAACTCCCCTCCCACCAATTAATAGAGAGCCTGTAAGTGGGTTAGGATTAGGAACTAGTTTACCTAGTTATAAAACAGTTGTAGCTAGCAATTGTTCTGGATGGAGTTGGGATAATTCTAATAGAAATATACAGGTTGAAATGAATCAAGCTAACTCTGGTTTAGGAACTGATATCACAGATGGTAGAACAGATTGTATAACTACAGGCCCAATAGCAAGTCCAGAAGGTATTACTTCAGGAACTCAAACTCAACCCGGAGGAAGTGCATATATTATAGTAGATTTTGAATTAGGTAATTATGGAGCAGAACCTAATGATAGACCAAGTGTTATTTGGCCAACATATTTACAATTTAGAGAAAATACAAACTCTGTTTGGGAAAATGCAAAAGATATAGAGGGTAATGAAATAAAACTTGGTGGAGCTCAAGCCACTACCTATTGGAGAGAATTAAGCTCTGTTACTTATGGAGGATCACAAACTGTAGAACCTAATGGTTTTCCATTAACAGGGGTTAAAGATCAACTATCTTCAGCTATAATGCAAGAAGGAACTGGGTCTACTCCAGCTAAAACTGATTGTTTTGAATCATGGATGGAATCTATGGAAAGTCAAACTAACTGGCCTTTAAAGAGTGTAGGTAGAAAATTATTTGTGGTAGGAAGAAATCAAGCATATAGAGAGCCAAGTGGCAACGCACCTACTGATGCTCCAGATAGATTTGGAGAATATAGATTAATAACACGTTATCCTTATGGAAATAATATATCTCCTACTAATGCTTTATCTACTAGTGATCCTAAAATACCAACATTAGATACATTTAACTGCCCTATAGACGCATATTCTGGATATAGTAATGCGCAAGCAAATCAAAGAGTATATTTAAGTTTTGGAGATTTTTATAATCCTACACAACTAACTAGTAATTATCATAATGGATTGGGATCTACTTCTACCCCACCAGCTTCATTTGCTTATAGAATAAGTAGTTCTCCGGCGGATTCAAAAGAAGAAGCTGCTGGGCAAAACCCTAATATTGTGGTTTATGCTCGAGAATGGTCATTTAAATATATATCTCAGTTCTATACGGATCCTCAATTAACTAGTGGATGGTCTCCAGGAGCAAATAATAAATGGTTTTCGTATATAGGTAATGTAAATGGAGAAGGAACATTAAATGTTGACTGGGGTAATGAATATAGTTCAACTAGAGCCGGGGCACCTATATGGACATGCCCTCAATGTCCTGGCGGAACAGATATAATTATAGGTTCTGGAGATGCGGCTAATAGAGATATGAAATGGGTTGCACAATTTGATAATTTAGGTAAAAAAATAATTAGAACAGCAGAGCCTTGTGTTGCAGACTTAAATCAATCTACTGGGGGTAATAATACTCAATGTCCTAAGCCTTCTCAAGGTTATCAATTTGGCCCTATACAGGTTAACAAAAATCCTGGAGGTGCTGCTAATACTATACAAATATACCAAGA